TTCCGGCACTGAAAACCATTTGAAGGCTCCTTTACTGGTTTCAACCACCCGCCGATTGCAGGACGAATTTGATCTCCTTGGAGGTCATCTTCTGGTCGCCCTTGTCAAACAAATTCTCCATCACCTTCCCGAGCGGCTCAAGGCGTTTCTGACGGTCCCACATGACCCCAAACCAAGCACCCATGACGGCAAGGCGCTGTCCATCGCGCATGGCCTCTGAGGCCCCCTTAACGGCGAGGTTCAACTGATAGGGGGTGATGCTCCAGAATTCCGACGGCGGGAGCCCAATCCGAGCAGCGATCCTAAACCCGCTTGCCACATAGTCGGAAGAAGGCTCCCGGTCAGAGGGTTTTCCGGTTTATCTCCCTCCGGCTCTTTCTCAAGACCAGGCCCAAGGAAGGCAATAGTCAGGGCCCGGTTGATAGCATCCCCCACGATAGCGATCGGGGGGCTCTGCTCCATGATCCATTCGGGGGTTTGTTCGGGGGTCATGGATAGGCTCAGAATGACCGAGAGGGCTTTGACGTCTGCGTTCTTGATTGCATCGGCCACCTCCCCATCGAAGTCGTTGCCGAAGACGGACGATAGACGGGCGACGGCATCCCAAGTGAACGCCACCTGGTAGCTATCGCCCGCAATCTCAATCGTCACTTCGCCCTTGTGCTTATTGTCCGCCACAGTTGAGGCTCCTTATGCCCAGGTGATGTCGCCGCTGATCTTGATGGTGCAAGATGCGGTGATCTTACCATCAATCTCGCCGGTCGGCGTCGGGCCATTCATCACAAAGCCAGCGAAGGTCGCTGTGGTTTGCGGGCTGTCATCCGGCCAGGTGAAGCGGAAGTTCCGAAGGGCCTCATCGTCGAGAAGCTTCATGAGGCCGGTTCCGGTATCACCGTGCGTGGCGACTTTGGGTTGGAAGTGAATATCGAAGGTGAGTTCACCGGGGTCAACTTGACCGCCGCGGAACTCTTTATTGTTCCCTGTGGTGTCGGCGTCGGTCATATCGAGGCTCGTCCGAGTGGGGGACGGGCCGGATGCGGAAAGGACGTTGCCGATGGCGGTGAACGCCTCCGGCGATGCACTATCACCGACCGCGATGATCACCTTGTTAGAGTCCGAGGTTTTGAAAACAAGACCTGACATGGTTTTGCTCCTTAATTTTCGTGGAGTAGGAATTGAGCTGTGACGAGCCGACCGTAGAGAGTGTCATCGGTCGGAAGATCGACAGGCCCTTGGCATAGTGTCTGGATATTCTTGAACCCTGACACGGTGATCGGATTGCGGTGGAGAACGGTACGAACCCGCTCCGCAATCGCCTCCACCGCAGCAACGCTTCCGGTCGCCTTGGTGAAGCAGTGTATATCGCGGGTCACCATCCGACCGTTCTGGTCGGTGTCGTCGTCACCTAGATCGGCAACGATGGTGTGGGCCACGATATATCCCAGGTTCCCGCTAAACGTAGCGTCCGCAGGAATAGGGAAGGACGTAAAGATGCCCGGCGCTGTGCGGTAGGTGTTCAGGAGCGCGGTAAGCGTTCCATCCCCTGCGAGCGCGGTGTAAAGGCCGACCGTCAAATTCATTATGAGGCCCCTAGAATGATTTGAATGTTGGCGACGTTGTTCATAAGAGCCCGTCGAAGGTAGGGGCGCGGCGCTTGGCTGACCAGGCGGCCAGCGTCGTCCGTGCCGAAGAAACCATACTCAAGGCGAGCAGCATAAGGCGTATTCGCTGAAAGGATACAGACAAGCTCTCGCCCACCCCGCCGCATTGAAACGTCATAGCGAATTGAGTTTCGCAGGTCGCCATCGCCCCGGTGAGGGGGGTGGAACGGCAGCGAGGGGAAGGCCCCGCCCATATTGCTGACGTTGATCGACTTGCGTGTCTCGCGCACAAGTAAGGCACCCACGCGGTTCATTCGGCGGGTGCCTTCACGGCGGATCATTCGCATCACTTGGGGGCCGTGCCACTTAACCATCTCGACCTCCTTTTCTCGATAGTCCGTATGCGGACCAATTTCGGGTGATAGACTTTTAGTGCTACTTGCGGTAAACGGAGGAACAAATGACACTCAACTATGCGTGCAAGTGCCGCACCATCGCCCAAGAACCGCCGACGCCTACCGCCCGCGCATCATTGCCATGACGCTCAAGCTCGCGCTCAAGCCGATCATCGCCAAGCTGCCGGGCCAAGCCCGCTGCGAGCCAATGCCAAGCGCGGGACGCATAGAAGCGACGGGTCAGGATCACACCGCGCCCTTGCGCCTTGATTGCTATTTCAATGTTCGGTTCACGCATACCGTTGCCTTAGCACTTCCCACGCCTCGCCGCTCGCCATTTCCTCAACGGCCCACTGGCACCAGGCAAGACGCGAGGCCCAAGGCATCCGATCAGGGCGGTTCGTCGGATCAGCATGAGCATCCTCAATAGCCGCAAAGTGAAGACGATGCCCGGTGTTCATAATGCCGGGGAGGCAGATATCGTGGGCCATGCCCCCACGGTCAAAGCTGACCGAGGGCACACCATGAAGAACGCTCTCCACCAGGGCGTTGGAATTGAATGCGACCGCTAGGCGAGCGCCCCCAAGCTGCTCAAGAAGCGGCTGTGGCGTGGCTGCTACTTTCAGGCCAGAAGGCAAAGCCTGCGGTCGCACTGGGTGAGGGCGGAACACTACCGCCGCACCCATCTCGTCTTTGATGCGTTTGGCGGTGGCGTGATACCAATCTTCCCAGTTTTCCATGCGCCGCAGGGAGGCATCCCCCGGCACCTGTCCGATCAGAACCACCGGGGCCTCGGGCAGCACATCGCGCCAGGGCCTCAGGAGGTGGGAAAAGTGCTTGTCGAAACGCTCGCGGCTAACAGTGCGCGGCACTTCAACCTCACCATCCCCATTCAGGCCGTTGAAGACGGTGCTCGTCCACTTCTTGCGGTCGCCCATATATCCATGCTCAAGCACCAGGACGTCCTCGCCGGCCTGGCGGTGGAGGTCATAGGCCCCTGCCGCCCGAATACCCCAGGTGACCGTCAGATCGCATCCTGGGGCTATCTGGCCCTCCGTGACGACTTCAACCTTCTCACCGTGCCTCTGCATCCCCTTGATCATCGCCGCCTTGTGAGGCAGCGCCCAGGGCTGGGAGAGCGGGTGCATATAGACTTTGATCTTTAGGGCCACGGGGATCCTCTATTGATAGCCGAAGAACTGGAAGTCCTCAGCAAACCTGTCCTTCAGCTTGCCGTATTGGGCGGGCGTGTAATAGTCGTTCCACTTGTCATGCGAGGACGGGTTGAGGTGGGCCTGGGCGCCCATCAGATCAAGCTGCGTGTGCTTTCTGAGACATTCGCGCACCCGGTCCCATTCGGTTTCCATGCTCTCAACGCGCCCGATGACATTGGGTAGGACCTTCCCCTTGTAGGTGAGGTCATAGGTCATGCCGCGCCAGTGCTGCGCCGACCCCGCGCATTGATGGTCTTCCGTGGCCATGACCACATCGAAGAAGTCAGACCAGGCCATTCGCTCGGTGACACCGAAGCTGGCGAAGGACGGGATATAGCGTTTCACCACCTTATCGGCCCAGCAAGACACCAGGCGGGCCCCAGGGTGGCGAACAAAGGTGACCCGAAGGTAATCCTGCCCCAGGTAATTCTCAAAGACCTCCCGCGCCGTGGGGTTCGGGAAGCGGTGGTCAATGCGGTTCTTGGCCCCTCCCCCGACAAACCCCATTCGGTTTCCGATGGAGCGCACGAGGCTGGTGTTTGCCGCCTTGCAGACGGGCATGAGGATCACTTTAAGCGGGTCGAGCAGGGTATTGTTCGGATCAGGCATGACCCAGGTCCGCATCGCAATACTGGAAAACCGCCTTCGGGAAGAAGCGGCTCAGCGCTTCCAGATCCCCGTTTGCATCGTTCACGGCCTGGTGGGGCATCACTATGATGTTCCTCACCAGAACTGAGATATCATACCCCTCAACGAACAATTCGGCCCCGGAACAATCGAGCCCTGCCCGAACCAGATTGTAGATCAGTTGACCCGGCGTCCATAAGGTCAGGTGCCCACCGACTAGCTTCTTCGGGTCTTGCCGCGGCACTGTCACTGCAAGCCACCCGGCAGGGCGGCAGACCTCAATCATCTTGTCGATGAAGGCGCCGGGGTTGCGCTGGTGCTCAAGCACATGGCTGGCCCATACCGCATTGAACCGCTCCTGCGCGGTGAAGTGGTGATCCATAAAGTCGTCAGTGATATCCGCCGCAAAGCGCCGGTCGAGAGTGGTCGTCATAATTCCGACCCGCCGCATCTCAATCGAGTGCCCTCCATGCCCGGAGCCTATGTCGAGGACCGGCTGCCCCCGATCAAGAACCTCGATCAACCGGCTCAAACAGGCTTGGCCCTTCAATTTCATCATGCGCCACCTTCTGCATAGTCCTTGAGCTCCCGAGGCAGGGGCTCAGTATAGGGGTCACCAGGCTTTGCCTTTCGCAGCACTCGGGCAAAGTGGGCCCGAACCTGGGGGTCGCTGTGGTTCTTCCAGTTCTCCGGCCAGGCGTCAACGACCCGGTCAAGCGGCTTCACCCATTTCAGGTGAACGAACATTGTCTCCCCCATCGACTTGGGCTTATCCCAATTTCGCCGGATGATCTCGCAAGCCGGACCGCTGAAATAGTAGGTCAGGGGGTTCACCTTGAACAAACGAGGCTCGCATCCAGTGAGCGGAATAGTCGATAGGTGCTTCATATCAGAGCCGCACAGTTCATCCCCGGCGAAGCTGATCACGTCGTAATTGTAGAGCGTCCCGGTCAGCTTTAGGAGCGTTGCCACGGCCCCAGGCTTTGCCACCATATCGCCGTCCCACTTGAGGGCCCATTCGGTGTCGGTTTGCGCGAGCGACCAGTTGTAGAAGTAGGCCCGCTCATAGACCGAGCCGCCCTGGTAATGGTCGTGCCCTGGGCCGTTGGGGTTGCTGTCGAAGGGGTAGTATTTGACGCGAACCTTTTGGTGCTCGCCTTCAAGGTGATGGGCCACTGTGGCCGTGTCGTCGTCCTGCTCCCCTTGGATGCAGATCACAATGTCAACGCAGAGCGGAAGGATGCTCTCAACGGCGGGCTTGAGGAACTTCCCCTCGTTCTTGACGCGGATGAACGCCGATATGCCGGGACGCCGCCGACGCTGAAAGGCAAGGGGCGGAATGATATAGGTAGGGTTGCCCTCGACGTTCTCATAGTGCAGCGACGGGATCATTGCGGAACCATCCAGATCGTCCCCGGCAGGGTCATGTAATTCTCAAACACTGATCGGACCGCCCTGCGAACCGGGCCCTTCGTTATGTCGTGCCCCATGATCCACCCGCCTGGTCGGACCTTGGGGGCCCAGGCACCAATGTCGCCCGTCACCCCCTCATAGGTGTGATCGGCGTCGATGAACACGAAATCAAGCGATCGGTTCTTGATGGCATTGGCCACCCTTACGCTATCGCCCACCATGATCCGGGCCCGCTCGCCATAGGCAAGAGCCCGCATCGTAACCTGCTCTTGCAGCAAGCCCATATCATATTGATCATAGGAGTATGCCCCAGGGGCCTTGCTCTTGGGGAGTGCCTTCCATTGGTCAACGCCGTAGAGCGTCAGGCCGGGACAAGCATCAAGCAGATAGAAATAGGTGGCGCCCCTCAGAACACCGACCTCGGCCCCCCGTGTCAGGTTCTCTTTCTTGATGTGGGTTTCAAGCTGACGGGCGTGTTCGTAAATCTTCAATCACTTCCTCCAATGGTCGGCGCGGGACGCCTGTGATGGCGGTGCGCCTTGAACAGTTGACCAGCGAAATGCCCTCCCTGGCCATGCCCGCGCAGAGCGTGGCAAACCTGGGGGCGTAATTGTCATATCGACCAGGGTTCAGCCCGTGCTTGCCGCCGTTCTCGTCGGGGTTCCAGCCGTCGTGATGGCTCGGCCCGCCGCCCCATACCTTCATATCGAAGCCAAGCAGGTAGATCTCGCTCGCGCTCATGTTGCCGGCCATGTGCGCGGCCTGGTAGCCACTATTCCCGCCCGTTGACATCCCCTTGGAGTAGTCGGGCTGAAAGCCCTCCTTCTTCCCCATCGCCAGTCGCAGAAGGCGGCTCTTGAACACTGGGAACCGCTTGTCAGCGCTGTGCTCCGCGCTGAGTTTCATGCCCATGAAGTTCGCGTTGATCTCGTCCATATACCATCCCCACCACTTCGCATCGGCGTGATAGAGGAAGTCGGCCCAAGGGGCGGCTTTCCACGCCGTGCCCACCACGATGGTTGAAATGGATTTAAGCTCGCGCACAAGGTCGCAATCAGCCTGAGTGAGAGAAGGGCCTGGCCCGATGATGAACACCGCCTGATCCTTGAACCAAGGGCGGGCGGGCCACCACTTGTGAGGGGGTTCCTGTTCTGGCTTCTGCCCCACTTCTATCCACGCCTCCGCAATCATACGTCTTCGAGTTCTTCGCACATAACCTCAAGGTGCCGGTTTGCATGGCTCGGTTCCTTGACGGCTTGCACCCGCAAGGTCTTGCCATCAAACACCAGGCGGTCGTCGTTCTGAACGCCGCTCGAGGTCTTCAGGTAGGCAACATGAGTGACCATCGGCTGTTGCTGATCACCGGCCATTTGTTCCCCACCCTTGGCAGGACGAACCCGGCCACGCACGGTCTTGATCTGCGCATAGCCATTTGTCCACCCGCCTTGCCCGTCGGCAACCTGGGTGTTGCGTTGCAGCGAAATCGTCTTGTTGAACAGGCGGGCGGCGGTCATGGTCATTTGAAATAGAGCCTTCCCTTCTGAACGTAGGGTGCGAGCAGAAGCGCCGCATCATCGGGTGGCGTGACAGACCCGGCATCGGCCTGGGCCTTGAGCGTGTAGGCATAGTCGCCCAGCTTCTCGCTCTGAACATCACCTGACCGCATGAGGCTTTCGATCCAGCGAAGGACCGCTTGCTGCACATCGGCGGGGCAGGTTAGATATCCTGCCGTGTAAATCACCTCCCACCGGCGACGGCCGCTTTCCCAAGTCGCCCCGGAAGGGTGCCCGCTGTAGTTGATCTTCCGATAGATGGTGCCCGCCTCATCATCGAGTTCATATTCAGGGGCCGTGAGGGCCGAGGGCGGACTGTCCTGCCGGTCGCTGACCGAGGTAAGAGTGAGAACCGGGCGCTGCTTGAGAAGAAGCACCTTTCCACCGCCATCCACATATTCCGTGATCGTGGCGGGCGGACTTGCCTGGGCAAACGTGACGCGGCAATAGGCTTCCACCGCCGCGCTCACACCATCAATGAGTTGATTGATCAGAGCGTCTTGTGACGTATCGATGGGGCTTTCATGGTCGAGCCCAAGCCGCGTCTGCACCTGGGCGAGCGTTACAAGGTCCTCGGCCATCAGAGCCTCCTAGGTTGCGCCCTCACTTGGTTTTCGGTGTGCGGCGCTTCGTATTGGGGCCGCCGACCATCTTGTCCTGTGGGGGCTTTCTTTTGGATTTCTTTTTGGGGCGCGGGGCGGGTTTGTGCTTTTCCGCACGGCCCCGGCGCACGAGGTCTTTTTCAATGTCATCGGAGAAGGTGGCCACAGTGTTCTCGCTATAGTAGTGAACACCGATCCAGATGCCGCTCTTGAACTTGACAGTCATTGGGCCTCGCAGTGTGGGGGCGCGACCGTGAGCCAGCCGCGCCCCCTGCTTTGGGAAGAACATCCTAGGGATGCCGATCTATCCCGTTTCGATCAGGCGCGCAAGGTTAGTTCGCCCGCGCTGTCGAAGGTGGTTGATCCTCGCCGCCGAGCACATACAGGGCAAAGCAGAAGCCCGTGTCGGTGTTCGCAGCAGAGAGATCCGGGGTGAATTGGGCCCGAACCCACCGATCAGCGCCGGTGAGGTCAAAGTCCATTTCAAAAACGCCCGTTTCCGTTGAGCCACCACTGTCGCCCGTTGCAGCAACGGTTGAGGCAGCGGCATCGCCAAAGTCGGCAACACCAGTGCCGCCGCTGTCAGAGGCGTCTTGAAGGTTCCCGGCGAAGGAGATCGTTTCCGTGCCCCCGAGCGTGAAGCTGAAACCAATCAGCACCTTCACGCACGAGAAGCCCAGGCGATCAATGTAAGCGCCGTTCACTTCGGTTGCATCGCCGGTGCCGGCTGCCGTTACTTCGGCAACGTGCGTCCCGTAGCGGCCAGTCAGCAAGGCGGCGATGTCGCGGATGTGAGAAGTCATTTCTCTTTCCTTTTTTTCCTAAAGGGTTAGGGGTGAGCGACGATTAGTAGTCGACGCCTTCAGAGACCGCGACCGCAAAGTCGTGGCGCACCGCGAAGTCGTGGCGAGCCGTAATTTGCAGAAGCACCTCACCACGCGACCAGGCCGAAACGAGTGTCCCGGAGCTGTCAAGGTAGGCAGCCTCCGTCGACATATCGACCATGAGCCCCGACATTTCCCCGATGATGCAGTCGTCCATATTGACGAAATAGATTTCCGTCTCAGCACCACTGCCCAAGTTGATGGGGATATTGTTCGTCACGGCCACTCGGTAGCCCGACAAGGTGGGGTTCGCTTCCCGGATTTCGGGATAGATGAGGTTGCCATTTGTGTCGCGCAACTTCCGCAAGTTTGAGAACGTGCGGAATGTCATCAGGAAGGCACAGGCCGGCCCGATGTCGACGTTGTTATTGCCAAGGCCCTGCACGAGCGTTTCGATATCAGTTTCGATATCGGTCGGATCGTTCGGGCTCGAAGCATTGGAGGTGAAGCGGTTTGCCGCGTTGCCCCAGTGATACATCCCCTTCGGGCTGAACTGAGTGCCGTCACCACGAATGAACGCGGTGTCTTCGGTGTTCGCCAGCGCCCGCACGGTATCGCGGGTCACCACTTCGTCCACCTGGCTTGAGTTCACCATCAGGAGTTCCTTCGACATGGGCACGTCCGCAATCAGCTTCTTGAAGCTCATGCGGATTTGCCCGAAGGTCGGCTCACTGGCGTTCTGCGCCACGGCTTCACCCGTGTAGCGAGCCGTCGCACCACCCGTCACGCGAGGCACAGACAATTGACCATCTGGCATCGGCATGATGCGCGGGCCAAGTGACCGCACAGCGGCACGAGCACGGAGCAATTCAATCACGTCAGCCGAGAAGGCTTCCGGGATCATGGCACCACCGCTGTCGAAGTCATTCGTGGCGAGTGACTTGGCAACGGCTTCGTTCCCAAACGTGGTTTTCGCAATGCGAGCGGCACGTTCAGGATCACCTTTGGAGGCCGCAAACGCACGAAGGAACTGGGAGGCGTTTTGGCCCTTAACCTTGGGCGTGGCATCTCCAACATCCTTCTGAAAATCAACAGACTTGAGCTTTTCCTCATAGTCCGTGACCTTCTTGTTATACGGCTCCATGGCAGCTTCAACGGCTTTGCCGACGGAGTCTTCGATGGCCTTGCTGGCCGCCTCGGACGCCACCCCGGCGATGTGCTTGTTGAGCTGTTCTTCGGTCATCTCGACCGTTTCGTTTTCCGACATTTCCTAGCCTTTCCAATGGTTAGGCCCCAATCGGAGGGGCGGGGTTTAATCCAAGCGGCCCGTAAGCTGGTTCATTTTTGTGCGGACTGCTTTGGACACTGCATCAGTGATAGAGGACCTAATGGCCTCGCTCACTGTCTCATCCAGCGCCTTCATTGACACTGAAACCGTTTTGGCCTTCGCAATACGAACCACCTTGATGGGGGTTTCATCTTGCTCCGGCGCTTCTTTGCCTTCGATCCCGTCGAGGCGGGAGCCGAGGGTATCAATCTGATCTTTGAGCGAGTTGAGGGCTGAGAGGATGCTGGTCGCATCGACCTTGACGCAGTTGTCGCCTTCTTTGTCATCGGCGCTCACGTCACGCGCTTCGTCGTCGTCATCATCGTCCGCGCCTTCGACACCTGCATCATCATCGTCCTCTGTTTGTTCCTCAAGCATCTGCTCGATTTCTTCTTCGGATTTGGGCTGTTGATTTTCAGGGGCGGCCTCGTGCCCGTGGTCTTCGGCCTCTTCGATGGTGACGGTTCCATCATCGTTGAGGGAGACCGCGTGAACGTGTTCGGGGTCACCCGCTGGCTCCGTCACCCCTGCGGTAGTGTCTTCATATTCGTGAACATGATTGTCGTCACCGGCCGCCTGGGTCTTGCGGATTTCTTTGGTCGCCGGGGCCGTGTCCTTGGACGTGTCTTGAGACATATCTTCGGAACTATCCTCGCCCTTCTGCGCCTTCACCTGTTCGATGTTTTTCTTGGCCAGGGCCTCTTGCTCCGAAGGGGTGAGCTTGTGAACCTTCGCGTCACCTTGCGCGGCGGCATAGGCCTTCCGAATGGTAATGATGGGCAGCGCGGTTTTCACTTCGCCATCCAGCACCCGCTCGGCCCACTGCACCATCGGCCCGGTGTCAATGCCCGCCGACTTGGCCCGTGCAAGGGCCTCGGGGTTTGAGGGCACAGGCACCACAGACCACTCCCACAATTCCTGCTCAAGGAAGTTGAGGCCCCATCCATCGGGGTCGTCGGCCAGGCGCTCATAATCGATGGGCATGAACCCGACACTTGCCGCGTTCAAAAAGCCCTCCTCAAGCATCTGCTCAACCATGCGGCCAAAGCCACCATCAATCTCCGGTGGGACGAACTCGGCATCGGCCACCAGGTTCCCGTTCTCAATGACGGTGCGAACCGACTTGCCAATGGGCGGCAAGCTGTAATCGTGCGCCCACAGAATGACCGGGTTCTTGCGGTAGTTATCGAGCACCCACCCGTCCGGTTGAATGGTGTCGCCGTCGCGGTCGAGGCCAGCCGTCGAAATGATGAACGACACTTGCTTGCGCCCGTTTGGGCCCTTCTTGACCGCAATCTTGGGCGTGAAGGCGCCGGTCGTGACAATGTGCGGGCCTGCGTTATCCGTCAGGAACTTGCCACCGCCCTCCTTGACGGAACTGCGGAAGCCGTCCATCGAAATCACGCGGGGCGCGGTCGGGGTTTGAAGGTTAGACATGGGGTTTCTCCCTTGGGTTAAGGCAACATCTCATCAAGGCGAACAAGCACGGCTTCGCGCTGCACCTCAAAAGCATTTTGCATCGCTTGGTTCATCTGCCGTTCAAACGGAGCCTTGTCCGCCTCGCGGCGCTGGTAAGCGAGGGTCTTTTCGTCCTCACCATTGAGCAAGTGTCGCACCTCGCCCAGTTCTTCAAAGACCGGCGAGACGAAGCACCGGCAATTGATATCCATTGAGGCCACACCGAAGGCGCCAGGGTAGGCCGCCGAATAGCCGCCCCACTGGAACAGCTCGACCGACGGAATGGGGTCTTGACCATCAAGGTCCCCGTGTGCCTCCCGAACATTGGTGTCGCGCATCGAGATCCATTCCTTGAACTCAATACCGCCCTGCCTGAAGGACTGAAAGGTGCCAAAGTTAGCGGCGCGGTTGATCTCCGTGGCCGCAATGGTGCGGGCGCGTCCAACGCTTGCCTCAGTGAAGGCCGCCTGAATACGCCCCACAATCTGAGACCGAACCTCGCCATTGGCAAAGCCCTCCGCCAGCGTCCGCGTCACCTCAAGGCGCGTTGTGTCGCCCATCAGCTTGGCGCGGTGCACCTGGAAGTCTGTGAAGTAGTCGGCGATCTCTTGGTTCTGCATATTGAACTCAATCTCGACGCCCATACTCCCGAAGCTTTCCTGCCCAAAGAACGCCACAGCGTCCGTGAGCGTGGGGATGCCCGCCTCCGCTATTGTGTCGTCCTTGATGGCTTGGGCGACCAGGGCCGCAAATTCTTCGGCCTGGGTGGCCTTATGCTGAACGCCGAAAGGGGAGCGGGCTTCCGATGCCCCGGCCTCCTGATCTTCTTCTTCCGGCTGTTCCATTGGCAATCCGCCAGGGCCAGCGGCGCCGGCCTCGGGTGCTTCCTCCGGCCATTGCCGCGGCACCACACTGAACGACATGGGGAACGACTGTCCGCGCCCTTCGGGAAGGGGTGACAGCCCTACGCTCTCGCGGTGCTCATCCACATCGGCCATCCACGGGCGGTCCCGCAGGGCAGCCAGCCGACGATCAACGTCATCGGGCACCGGGTTATTGAAGTCGACACGCAGCCGCTCATCAAACTGTGGAGCAAGGCGCTGGTTCACCGTTTCGCGGATCATGATGCACCGGGGGAGGGTGATATACTTTGCCATCGTGTAGTCGGCCCCCTCAATGGTGGCCCGATTGCTGTTCTCAATGATGCCGAAGATTTCAGGCGGCACCCCCCAGGTCTGGTTGATGAAGTCCCGGCTCTGCCCGCGCATCTCAACGAATTGGTGGTCGCGCAAGCTGGTGCTGAGGGGCGTCACTTGCAATTCGCGGGAGCCGAAGAAGGCGCGACCCGCCTTGCCGGGGCCCTGAAACTTGTCATTCCAGGCTGCTTCCAGGCGGTCCATGCCCGGTTCATCGAGCGGCGCATCCTTTGTCCCCGTCACAATCAGGTCGGGGCGGGCATAGTTCCGAAGGAACTGACTTGCGTGGCGGGCGGCGTTCTCATCGAGCGTGAGTTCATCGTCAAGGGCCATCGCCA